ATCTTGTTCATATGTCCAGTTTCAACTATGGACTGTATATGACCATGAACTTTATCAAGCAGTCGCATCGCAAGCCAGATTGATTCTCTGTCTTCCAAATCTGCTGAACTACTTTGTTGCCACCGGTCCATTAAATCTTTTTTTAAAACTTCAAACGCCTCTATAAATAGAGGGTCATTAAGAAGGCGCTGTGCCTTCTCCTCTCTCAATTGATCGGTCACGTTGCTCCTATAGCTACCGCTCGTTGTTGTTCTCTTTCAAGTTTAAGTTCTTCTACTTTAAGTTGGGAATCTACAGCTAGTTTCTGTTGTTCCTGTTGTAGTTTCTGCGCCTTGATCTGAATCTCTGCGGCCTTGATCTTTAACTCTTCCTGCTTAACTTGGGCTTCCATAAGTTTAGCCTGTTCCGCTAGATCAGGTTCTGCTTGTGCAGGTGGCATCTGAGATGGATCAGTAAGATAATCATCTACGTTCTGGAATCCCATCGCTTTAACAAGTGATGCACCAAGATTGTACATATTCTGTTCATTAACAATCCTAAGACCGCCCTTCATCGCTTCTCCAGCAAAGGAGAGCATCTGAGATAAATGCATCATCTGCTGATCTTTGTTACCATTACCAAGTGCTACACTTACAGTGCAGTCATACTTATCTTTCCATGCGCTAGGTCGAACAGGAACCCACTGATTACGAAGCATAACTACTCGATCTTTGTCTTGGTACTTTAGTAATAACTCATAGATAATTCCCATTAGTTCCTTTACACCTGTCTCTGCAAAATTACGGGCTATGAGTTCTACACGGCTCTGAGCAGCTGTCATAACAGCATTCACGGCAGTAGCCGTAGTATGGGAAGTAAGGGCATTCTCGTTCATACCCTGAGACATACGAGTAACACCGGCCCTAGATTCCCTTACCCCATCCAGATATTCAAGCATCTGAAATGAATAAGGCTCTAAAGGCGGCGTTACAAGAGGTGTGACAGCATTGGGTGATTTTACCCTGACCACACCGCCCGGCCTCTGGGTGAGCAAATCGTCAAGATTCGCTTGACCTTCAAGAACTGCGTACCTGCCGAAATTCTGATTATACATATTGTCCATCAGATTCCGCATCAGGGTACTCTTCATTAGCTGAAGCGGTATAACAAGATCGGCAACAGATAGACCAAAGAATTTGTGTGGAATCTTTATCGGAGTAAGAGAAACAAAAGGAACGGAATCTATTTCATCGTTCGCAAATACATAGTCCCCTACTGTACATACTTTCCTGAGTTCTGTAATCCCGTCACCATCAAAATCTGTTTTTAAGAATGACTCATTCAACCAATAAGTTCTAAGAGCCTCTTCCATTTCTGATTCACCAAACATAAAGGAAGAACTGTTGTCAAAGTCAAACCTAGCCTCCCGTTCACTGGTAAATACATTATCCTCGCCACTACCTAAATCTGTTATATCAAAATTATCATCCGGGTACATCTCCCTTAGTTCGGAGACAGTCTTCTTTGCTCTGTGGCAGACAAACCTAGCCTCATCTATAGACTTGGCATCCCTTGAGATCAAGAATTCAGATGGAGGTACATTCTCTATCTTTACCCTTCCGTTGTAACTACCTCTTTTTATTACAACATCATGCACCGGCATATCCTGTTCAAGGTATTCCGAATGCTCTATAACTTCCACATGAGGATTAGAGACTAGAGTTTCCAGTTCCATATCTCCTAGACCACGATATTCCTCACGCTCTTCCTCTTCGTACTCTTCCCACCAGCATTTTACGATACCATTCTTGGATAGTAAAGCATCAGTAAACCAAGAGTAGAGAATCTCCCAACCCGGATTGTCTTTTGTAAAGACGTAATTAACGTAGTCTGTAGCCTGTTTAGCCATCTCTACATCTTCCGGGCCATGTGGAGAAAACTTCACCATTTCGTCCCCGGATGCGAATACACGCATTAAGGATGGCTTTATCCACTCTATCGTATCCTGAACTGTAGAGTCTACAAACTGGCTACGTCCCTCTACCTCATTACCAAAAGGTAATCCATAGTAGTATTCCATAGCCTGCTCTCTTTGCATGGAAATCTCATCCCCATACCCAAGAGAGTCAGTAATCTCTTCACTGATCCTAGCTACAAGTTCTTCTTCAGTTATTTTAGATAATGCCATAATTCTTATATTCTAAATCCTTTGTCCAAGTAGGGTCTTCACCAGATACTGCATGACGCTGGGACATAAATGCGTAGCGAGTTGCAGACATTAGATCATCCCTTAATGGAACAACCTTACCGCCTTTCCTGTGGTACATTCTATACTCTTCCCACCAATCACTTAAAGTAGAAAACACCTTAAAGTTACCAGCTTCCATAGCCTGTAACATAGCCATTAACCCTTCTTCTACTGAATTGGAACCTTTGTTTTCGCCTAATGCTGGAGGATTAGTAAAATGTTCAAGAAGGAAGTTACAACCTAGATTACGATACTGGTCAGCCAAGCCGGGATTACCCATAGAATCTCGTCTATTACCGTCATGGGGATAAGCAACGGGGATAAAATATGGCCTAGTTCGTACAGCACTAGCGTGAACCGATGGAGACGCTTTTGCAACGCGATAACAATCATAGATGTAGAATGTGTCATTATCGTTGTCCATAGCGCACCATACTACAGCAGTAGGATGGTCAAATCCAAAATCAATAGCAGCTATTCGAGGCCAATGAGACTCTATATGGATAGGTTCTGTTAATAACTTTTCTTCGTCTATAGGAAAGACCAATCCTGAACCAATTGAAGGTCTGCCGTATCGCCTCATCTCCCTTTCGTGTGGACTGTAACTGGAAAGTATCTGCTCCATTACAACTTCAGAAAGATGTCCTTTCTTCCCAGATGCAGACTTTACTCTTTCAGATGCATCATCCCATGTAGCATTCACTAATGCCTGACCCGGTTGTATCCTGTTTATAAACGATGCTACTGTTTCTGTCATTCCCGCCTCTGGCGTAAAGGTCATGTATACCATGCCTTCACGATCCAGAGTGCGAGTGACAGCCTGAGAATATATCTCTCTGGATGGTTCTTCATCTAACCATACGCAATCTACCGATCTACCCTGCCACTTCTCTACGCCCATCTCATAGGCTTTGAAGAATAAAGAAGAGTTCCCACCGCTAACGTGCTTGATTAGAGCAACCGATTTGGCGTTAGGTACACCCGGCTTCCTTTCGGTCTTTATTATATAGTTTTTCGGTACAGTACCGGAACCGAAGGCTTCAGGGTCATCGGGGGAACCCAATAGTTCAAATTGTACAATATCCCTTGTCGTTTCATTTGAGACTCCACCTGCCCACGCTACTATAGGTTGTTTGTATACTCGACCATTCCACCAATCAGGGTATAACCCAGTTAAGTGATAAGAAAGTTCCATACTACCGCAATAGGACTTCCCTATGCGGTTAGCAGCCATTAGCAACCTTTGGTTAGAATCAGCACCAGTATCGTGAAACTTTACCTGATAAGGATAAGGATCATAGTAATCTACCCTATTATACCTTTCCCGCTGTTTAAGTTCCTTTAATAGTTCAAGTGTCCTAATGTTTGAGGAGGGCATTTAACTCCCGCTCTATCTCTTCGGTTGACATCTTTTCTATAGTGGTTGTCTCTACACGTTCCACTGGTTTGAGTCCAGCACGATCAAGTAAATCCCTGATAGCACCAAGCCTGACTGATTCACTCTCAGCAGATTCTGCAAGTTCACTAAGCCATCTTAGTCCTGCTGGTACTTGGTCAGTAAGTAGTTTCTGAGTAGCCTGTACAATTTCAGTACGATACAAGTTCTTTAACTCATGCCCTTTCTGCCTAGCTGTCTTTGCAGAGTAACCAGCATCTACAGCAGATTGAGATGCATTACCAGTTAAAACAAAGTGGTCAATAAACTTCTGCTGTTGTGGAGTCATCATCTGCGTCTACGCCTGTATTCTTCTGGTGTAGGCACTTCAGCTACGAAGTCAGTTTGCATAGGTGGGAGTAATCCTTCGCGTTGTTGGTCATAACGATTACGCTCTTGCTGCTGTTGCTGAAACCATTGATTGTACCTACCGGGTATCGTAGAAATATCCCTCATAGAGGGCAATCCTAAGAAACCACCGTAGTTTACTAGCCATTCCCACATTATTGTTTACTCCTATGCATACGCCTCTTCTAGTTTCTTACGCAACTTGCTTAGTTCAAATCCCTTCTCAGGGTCTTGTCCTTTTTCTATTAGTGCATCCCTTATATCTTTAGGGAACTCTATAATGTAGTTATCCTTACCCTTATATGTTCTGATTCTAACAGGGACTCCTTCCCTTTCTACAGACAGACTCCTTAGTTC